AAGAAAGCATTTTATTCGCCCCTGTGTTGTAGAATTGCGGGCAGGGGCGAATAAAATGCTACATTGTTCAAGGGGAGGGGGCGGCCGCCGCCGCGTTGTTCCGATTGGCGATAGATGCTTGGACGCCCGCAAAAATTTTACTGAGGCCATTCGTATTGTCAGAAACTGCGCCCGTCGCTTGGTCGAATACCTGTCCCGTGTTCCCGATGTTCTGGAACGGCATATAGGCCTTCCCGTTGACAGCCGCAATGGCGGCGTTGCGTACGCCCTGGTTCGTCATGTCTTGGCCTTGAAAACTGTCCATGACTCTTTGAACGGCGTCGTATTTCTGCTGGTTAAGCGCCACATTAGAAAGGGCTTTGCGGACCGCGCCTTCGTTTACGAGGTGCCTGTTTTCTAACTGCATGCGGTTTAACGCCAGCTGAGCCGGCAAAGAAAGCACGCCCCGCAAGCTGTTCGAAAGCGCGTTTACGCCATTATTTGATAACGTAAATCTCATTATTTCCTCCACCCAAGCAGCGCAGGAACGCCCGTGAAGAACTTAGATATACCGCCGGATGTCGCCGCGACTCTTGGTGCAGCCATCGTTTTTGCAACAGAAGGCGCCAGAAGCCCCGATGAGTACGCAGAACTTGCCGCGGGTGTAAGGACTCCGCCTCCGATAGCCTCAGAGGCCGCAGGCGTAATTCCGTTTGCTACAGAGGTTGCGCCTAATCCGGTTTCCACTCCGGTTGTGGCTGCGGTGGCGGGGGGGGGGGCCCCCACGCCCGCTCCCATCATCAATGCCGAACCCAAGGCGCCTGCCAGTTGTCCTCCAACCTTCCAGCCTTGCTGTCCATTGGCCGCGGCCTGAGCTCGCAGCTGCGCAACTCGGTTGTTGCCGTTATTAAAGTTGTTGAGTAAGTTGATTCGGTTCGTTAGATCGGCAACGTTAAATCCTTCTTGCTGTCGAAGCCGTTGAGCAGATGTCACGTTGCCCATCATTTGAGCGAGATTTCGAATATCTTCTAAGGACTGAGCGTTTTGCTTAGCTCGGCTCGTTTCGTAATCGCTGGATACGTCGCCCGTGGTCCCTTTCTCAGAGTTGCGAACAATCTGAGCGTCGGAAACTGCTGTTCCTACGTTGTCCTTGGTCTGCTCAGCCAGTTCTTCCTGAGCCTTAACGCGGCTGTCTGTTTCGAACTCTGGCAACGCTTTTAATAATTCATCTTGAACTTTGTCGGTGTTCTTTCCGCTCTCTGCGAGCGCAGTCGTCAAAATTGAGTTGGCCTGACGGGTTGCCTTCCTGTTCCCGTATGCGCTCGCCGCCGTTCCTGCCGCGGCTAATGCCGCTCCGCCCCACATGGCCGCCGTTACGAAACTCATTTATTTCTCCTCGTGGTTAGAAGCGAGGCCTCTTCTGTCGCCTCGTCTTCCGCCTCTTTTACTGTCTTTGCCTGCGTCGCAAAGGAGGCGGTGACATATGTATCGGTTAATGCGCAAATAATTTGTTTGCGACCCGCCTCTGCTTTAAAAGTCGCGAAACCCTTTACTTCGGCCGCCTCATCGCCCAGATTCAAAATGCAGTCGCCATAGAGCTGGAGAATCGTCGGAACCTTAAGCAGTGCGCCCGTGATCACGACCCCGGCTGGAATGCGGATTGACCTGGAATAAATGCCTGCATGCAGAACGGACTCAACCTGAATTGCCGTCTGAGGCCCTTTCATCAGAAGCGACTCAAAGCGCCGTACTTTTTCCAGAGATTCTTTTGAGAGTGCCGGCACTTTAATTTCCGGTAAAGACAAACTCTTTTGCATCGATTACGAACCTGCGTAAGACGAGTGAGTGTCGGAAACGCCCGTATTCTGTTGACCGTACAAGCCTCTAAGCGCGGCATTCTGGCCTGAGATTTGCTTGGCCGCGTTGTTAAAGAGATAGGCATTGGTCAAGTCGTTAAAGAGCTGGCCGACCTGAGCGATCGCTTGGTCCGCGGCACCTTGATTGATATTGTTTGCCAACTGAGCATTGGCCATAGATCCCACGTCAGATCCGCTGATGCCGGTCTGAGCAAGCTGTAAAAGATTCTGTTTTGTTGCCTCGTCGCTGACTCTGAGCTTTGCGGCCGCGTCATCTGCAATGCCTGACGCATTCAGCAGGCCTTTGTTCGTGCGTCTATCAAGTTCGGCGTTAGAATCGACGTCAACCGACCCACCCAGTAATCCGTTGCGGGCCAGTGCAAATCTATTAGCGCGCTCGGCATCTTGTGCCTGACGGTTTACTTCGTCCGTATTCAGTTTATAAACCGCGTCACGGTGCTGACGGTAAAGTGAATCCCGATTCGCATTATTGAAAATGTTGTTGATGGTGTCAGTCGCCTCTTTGATTTTCTTCTGGCGCAGCTGTTCTTGCTCCATCGAGTACTTCGCGTAACGGTCACTCGACTTAGAGCCGCCTTTGCCGTACTTGACGAATAACGCAGGCCCTTCCAAAAAAGCGGCGTGCTCGGCCAAAAAATTCTGTAGTTCAACGCTAATCATGAAATCGGTCTCCTCACTGTTCGGTAAATCTCTCTGAATCCTGCGGGTGCCAGTAATCTCTCCATCGCCGGAGAAACCTCGGCCTGCATGTCGCTGGCTCCGCACGCCCGCCAATACTCAAATAGGTATTTTCTGTAGTACTCGAAACACTGAAGAATTTTTTTGCCGCCGACGGCGCAAATATTTACTACCGTTTTTCGCGGGTAAACCAAAAACTCAAACACGCAGATAAAAATCGGGAGGTTATCTTCATAAACGAGGAAGGCACTCATGCGATCGTGAGCAATAAGTTCCTTGATGTCGCTTGTTTCGTATTCGCCATGGACAGCATTTTTTACGCAGCGCTCAACAAGCGACGCGGTATCCGGCCAGAATCGCTCTATGTTGCCGCTTCTAATTACTTCAATATGAAAAGTCATAGGGGCCCCAGAACGTCAAAGTAGATTGTTAGTGCATCGAGTCGGAACTTTTTCTTTGTGAAATTCCGGATTCGAAAAGAAAATGCCGTGCCCATGCACTCAATCGGAATCAGTCCGCCCGGGCGTGTATTGCCGTCTATGTGGACTTCTGGCGTATAAGCGTCACGGTCTCGCTCGTCGTAGCCTACTGCCAGCTCACACTCTCCTTCGCATACGACATCTACACCGTAAATTCTCTTCAGCTCTCCAGGCTTCTTAAGGTCCATGTACGGTATTTCTATAAATACCTCGAAGGCCTCGCCGTCGTCCGTGTATGACTCTTCGTCCAGTCGGAAAACCTCGTTTCCGCATCGAATGTACATTTCTTGTCCCAGCTGAGCGACAGAATCAACGCGCTCATTTAAGAGGTACTGCGACCACGCTGAGATTTTTGACGTGCGGGACAGCGAATAAACAAAAAGGTGTTTGCCCAGGCAGCATACGTACTGACCCGTTCCATAAAAGTAGAAGGACTGAGGAACCGCGTCGGTTTCTTTAAGGCGCGAGCGAACAAGTGAGTCAATCGGAGAGCCGACGTCAACATCGGCCAGGTTGTCCGTGTATGCGAGCGTTGTAATGGAACGGAAACCGTAGTCCGAGAGAAAGTATAGGTCACCGGAAACTGTCGCCACAGTTTTCGGGAAAGAGGTTCCGACGTTCTCTACACGGTCGGCCATTCCCATCGCGTTTGGATCAGGATCAGTGCTCCAGATTTGGGCGTTGTCGCGGCTCAGTACAACCAATTTGTTCTGATAGATCCCAAGAGCGTTGGCTGTTTTTTCACCCGTTGCGTTCAGCCCCGTCGGCAGAAAACCGGCATCGTTTGCAGAGGTCCAATCTCGGCAATTGCCGGTAGCACTAAATCGGACGGTATCGCCACGCGTGCCGACAGCAAATATTTTTGAATCCAGTTTTAGGACCGCTTTGGAATGCGGGCAGTTTTGATCCGTAATCAGCGTTGAAGTGCCGTCCAAATAATGGTGTTTAGTTTGCCCGTTAGCATGAGTCACCGCCACATAGATATATCCGTTAAATGCGTCGGCAAAATGCACGTCTGTCACGGCCGAGTTGTCGTTATAGAGGCGGTTAGCCTTGAAAAGCGTGTTGGCGTGATTGATCTCAGAGGATCCGCAATAGAACGTATTTAATTTGCCGTTATAAGCAAAGAGCCCTTTTGTGCCCGGCTCAAGGTCTGCCACCTTGGTGAGGCCTTGTCTTTTGGAAATTGCCAAGCCCGTCGTGACGTAACCGTTTTTTAATTCCTGAAGGCGGTTTGCGTCAGATACAGCCGGCCCTTTCCTTAGGTCAATTCCCAGATCAAATTTGGTGAATGAAATAATCGGCATGGGAACTCCTATTCGTAGAAGCGAGCCCGATCAATGCCGTCAGCCCCTCGTTCAACAAACCAGCCCTTGCGTCCTACAGAAGGGCTTCCATAATTCGTTTTGAAAACGTGTTTCCCACGCTCGACCTTGAGTAATTGATCAAAGGAAGTGGCTGCCGCCTGGTAGTCCGGATGCCGATAGTGCGCCTTGGCCTGAGCTAACGCATAGAGAAACACGAGCCTAGATGGCACGGACGGAACGTCTGTGTCACGCTCAAAGCGCCGCTTTCCGGACAGATATTCGAGCACTAGTTCGTAGTTATCTGAGTCAGGAGCAGGCCATAGCTCTATCTGGCCGTCATACCAATCCCAGCGAACAGGGCGTTCAGGTTCGTCCTCAGAAGAGCGAATGCCGTCATCAATGCCGTAGAGAAGCGAATAGCGTTCATTGCCGTCAGCGATCCAGAAGCGAGAGATTGTCGACGGCTCAATGTCCTCGTCGAGGATGTCGTCATGACAGTCGTAGAGTTTCGATTTCTTAGCAAGCTTGATTCTGGCAACTCGCTTAGTGCGGGGGTGTTCCAGCTCTTCGTAAATATAATCGTGCGCTTCCTGCAGAAAGCTCCTCATGATCGGATCGTTGTTGTGGGAAGCGGGTCCCTGCGTTACAAATCCGAGCCGCGCCTTTAATTCCGTCATTAAAGAGCCAAGATTTTTCGTTTCGGCCATTACTCAGTCTCCAGTTTGATTTGCAGTTGTCCATTGCTCACAATCAGCCGAGCGGACACGGCCGTTTTTCCCACCAAGCTTTTGCGTACGACGTTTGTGTCGATTGATGTAATCAGGCCGTCCTTCCCAGGGTCTCCTTTCTGCCCAGGATCGCCTTTGACGCCAGGGTCTCCTTTCTGACCAGGATCACCTTTTTCTCCCGGATCTCCTTTTTGCCCAGGGTCTCCTTTCTCGCCTTTGCCAAATTGAACGCCATTGCTCCAATCCCCGACGGTATCGGACAGTTTCCAATACAGTTTCCCTTGGTCTGTCGCTAAGAAAGAAAACCCTGCAGCTCTATCGTTGTAGAGCGCTCGGTATGACATAGGGCGTTGCACGTCCGCTGAAAAGGACGGGCCGACGGGGCCAGGATCGCCCTTCTCGCCTTTTTCTCCCGGATCCCCTTTTTGCCCAGGATCTCCTTTTGCCCCTTTGAGTTCGGCCTTTAACGTCGCCTTGAGTTCTGCGGAAACTTGGTTCGATCCCAGAATTCCTTCTTTTACCGTCCCGTCGTCGTTCAGAATGCTGCCGAGATTTGTTCTGAGGCCGTTGATGCTTTCGCTCACGCTGTCGAGTTCTTGATTGACTGCGTTGTGATCAGTCGCGTTTGCCGCGTCATTTGTGAAATCTTTGACGCGCTCGTATTTTTTCGCTAGTTGCGGCATTGAGTTCTCCTATGAATCTCATTGATTTTCGAAGAGGACCGCGCGGGCAAAGAGAAAAAATGCTGATGAAAATCCCCTCGAAGTGAGGGGCGGAGCGGTTAGGGCTTGGCGGGGAAGAATCGCCTCATTACGTTTACCATAGTGTCGTCGTTATCCGTTGTAAGGCTCAGCGCAACTGCATTTTCAAAATTAGGCATAGCCTGATGCGCAACTAAAGCGGATTCTTTCTTGCTGTCGCTATGCACCTTCAGCAGGTAGTGCAACATACCTCCAACCCCGGCGAATCCGCCCGCGCAGGCTACGGTCTGTAATTCTGTGATGATCTTGTCAGGCATACGCCCCTCCTGCGAGTAGAGTAGGAGAGGCAGACGAGGCTTTATAGGCACGAAAAAGCCCCGCTCGATGGCGGGGCTTTTCAAGACTAATACATAGTTCTGAGAGTTATGTAAATGTCTTCTTTCAAGGTGGTCGTGACAACCACGTTGTATGATCCGTCTTCTGTGTCTGTCGCGCCAGAGATGCTACTGACGGTAATCCCCGATGCGTCATGTTTACCTATTCAGAAACGATCTTGTTGGAAGAGCGAATGGATAGTGGAACACCAGAGTCGCCAATTCCAGAATTAGATGCAATCCATGCCTGAATGTCGCTAACGGCGGTTTCCAAGGTGGAAACCTTGCCTTCGACAGTTGTGACACGGCTAATGATTGTATCGATGCCACCGGGATCACCCTCGGGAAAGTCCTATGTAAAGATTTGTTAAGATAGAAGAGTCGATAGGAGAAGATTATGAAAAAACTTTTAATTCTTTCTGCTGCTTTGTTGTTAACTGGTTGCGCTTCCAAAAACGTATTAGAACTTTCAGAGGTAGCTGAAATTTCTCCTAATCGTTACATGCTCGCCGGAAATTACTCTGTTCTGAATGACTCTGGTTTTCTGGTAAACGACTTAATTAAACACGGCACGGACTTCTGCCAAAAAAGAGGCCAAATTTTCCATCTTATTGAAAAGGAAGCTACTGACGGGAAAGCCCAAGTCTTATTGGGACCGGGTGCTTGGATTCCGGGAAGAAGAGCCCGCGCTCAGATTACTTTTGAATGCAGATAAAGTAGATGATGTACTCAGATGATTCCAATCGCTACTTTGGTGTCGATGAAATTATCAACCAAAATAACGAAGCATATTTAAAAGGTGTTGGGTTCGTGACTGCTCCTGAAGACGTAGTATTTACCCCTTCTTCTGCTAAACCTGAACAAGGGTGGGGAGTCCACGGACCCAAAGAAACTAAGGGCGGAAGAACAAAAACAGAAGAATGGGAAACCATCGGTTCAGCGCACCTAGAGTCAGATCTTATTATGGACAAAAACACAAAGGCAATTTTCCATAGAGTTGATTCAGTCCTAAAAGCCAAAGAGATTGAGATCAAGGCTCAACTGTCTCAAATCTCCCAAAAACTGACATCGGTCGAAAAAGATCTCAAGGACCTAAACAAAGCTAGATTTAGCCAGTCCGTAAATCTCCTTGCAGAAGATTTGGATAATTTGAAAGCTGCTTTAGAAGAACGGTTTGAAAAAGCCGAAATTGGTATCAGTTCAGCCCACACCAAGGAAGTAATCCTAAGAAGGGATCTTTACGAAGAAATTTCGAAGCTGAAAGAAACCGTTAAAGAGTTAGAAGACGATGTCAAAGTCAACATTGACGGACCTGAAGAGGCATATTTAAAGGCTTGTAGTCTAGAAGAGGAAATAAAACTTATTAAACAATCACATAATCGAAACTTATCTTATTTAAAAGACACTGTTGAAGCGATCAAACGACAAACTACCTTCGGCCCCGAATTTGAACATTTCAAGACAATGTCAAACCATAAAATCAGTCAGCTAGAAGGAACAATAAACTCCCTCCAAGACCAAATTTCTACCCTTCAAAGAGAAACGATTGCCAACAAACAAGAACAACCTTCTGATGGCAACACATTAAAAGGCTTTGTTTGGGGAGGAATACTTTTCATCGTTATTATGGGGTTTATATCTCTTCGTCTATAAAAATTAAGATTAAAACTTCAGGGAGCGCTAAGCTCCCTTCTCGGCTGGTTAAAGAGGTACTTCAGGATCGGGTATATCGGGGTAAGAAGTAGTAGCCGCAACGAGGGTAATTTTCATACAAACGCAACCACGATATAAATAATTAGAAAGGTTAGGCCAAAGAAAAATTGCATCACTATATTCAAGCGATGTATGTACATAGCCTCCATCATCGAGTACATCTAGCGAAATAGCTGTTGACGACGGTACGAACAACGAACCAGCGCCTACTCCCCATCCGTAGAAACTAGTCGTCCAACCCGAACTACTTGGGAAAACCGGTTCTCCTCCATCTACGACATAATTTAAACAGAGCTCGTTAGGCTCGCCCGCGGGCGCCGGGCTGTTGTATGTCTCTACAGAAAGCATTCTTCCGCTGAAAAGCGAAGGATCGCTTGTACTAAATCCCAAATCGATCGCCGGATTATTGATAATAATGTTGTCCTCGTTATCAACAAGCGGTACTAAATCGTCTCCTGCACCAAGCGGTTTGTAAGGGATGAATGCAAAGTTGCATTCAGGAAACTTTTTTAAAATTTTATTCTTTAGCCCTTCTTTTCCAATACCCCCCGATTTAAACATCATTAGGGCTTCTTTATTCAGCATTTCTCATTCCTTTAGGTAAGTGAATCCGATTTATCTCAGATTGATAGGCTTGTTTGCAATGATCTGTCTGCCAAAAGAAAAGTAGGTTAATAAGTTTTTCCGGCCACTGACGACTTTTATCCCTGCTATGGCGATAGGCTCGACTCGACAATGTTTCGTCGGCCATGCCGCCTAAAAAAGTGTTAAACAGTTGGTCAAAAGCAATGAAAACCTGCAAAACGTCTGGATGTTTCATTATCTTACTCCGCGATGTGCGCACCCCTAAAAATGAAACTCGAACTTCCACGGGGGGCTCACAAGCGTGATACAAAATAAAGGATAGATACTGCCTTCAACAAACATTAAGAACCGCTCAAAAAACTAACCGGCTCAAACTTCAGTTCGATTGCTTCTAAAGCATCTTTAGATTCAGCAGCGCTAATAGCTTTGCGTAAAGCCCATTTTGTTTCATAAGCCTTGTTGCCGCTTTGGATGATTTCCTTGTGGAGAATTTTGATCTGGTCAGCGGTAAGTTCGTGCGGAACGTTTTTAGCATCCATGAAGACAGCCGGAGCCTCCAAGGCGACTAAGCCGGAAACGTCGATCATCGCCCGCTCGTCAGCATCAGCCACAAAACCTAAAGAGGAAACGAGGACGGCTTGCTTGCTTCTCCACTCGTAGAAGGCTCGGTCAAGCTCTCCAAGTTTTTTGGCCCTAAGTTCTTTCAAAGTGAACTGCTGTTCCTCTTCAGAATAGGTGACGTTGAGCTTTTCCCAAAACTCAGCTCGATTTTCTTCAGGTTCTTTTCCGAAAACTTTGTGGTCTTCTTCCCAAATGGCCTGACGAACTGCATATTCGGAATGGTAAACGTTATCGTTGTAAAGATATTTTTTAATCATTATGAAGCCTCCGCAGGAATGAATGTTGCAATGCCGTAGCTCCTACATGCATAAAGAACTAAAAGCCCTTTTGTAAGTGTCGGCGCCTCGCCATCGGCCCAAGCCCATCTATCTCCAAGGGTAACAGGTACGGCTTCAGTCATATAAACAGTCTTAATCCATGTGCACTCTGAAGAATTATTAGGAACAGTAATTCCACAGCTAGCCGTATAATTGCTATCATCAGATTCTGCGGTAATTGTCATTGTTTGCTCACCCCCTGACCATACGGCAGGTACGTTATGTCCTGCAAGAGTTCCTCGATTGCCGACTTTCGGCACCAACGTACCTTTGAGGGCTTTGATTTCCTGCGCAACCCTTGTTGCCAAGGCATTTACCTGCTCGAAAAAGGTTTTTTGTTCGTCCGCCATATTTTTATCTCCTGATAAGGGAGAGGTAACCCCTCCTTTTTTAGATTAAGCCAGAGCAGCCTCGAATGTTTCCACGGGGTCGGGTGTAATGCTTATATTGATGTCGCCGGGATCACCCTTCTCCCCTTTCTCTCCCTGCGGGCCTTGCGGACCTTGGATTCCGTCATCACCCCTATCACCCTTCGGGCCTTTAATGTTGACGGTCTCAGGATTGGCAAGGCCTTTGTCGTTTGTCCAAGAGATGTCGCCCGCGCTAGATACTGCTGGGGTAAATGTTGCACCGCTGCTTCCCTGAGCACCCGGACTTCCTGCTGACCCCGTATCGCCCGTATCACCTTTTTCGCCTTTTGCGCCGAACAAAACCCAATGGGTCGTCTGCGTTGTGGGCACATAGTTGGCGGGCACGTTTTGAAGTGCGAGGTAAGCGCTTCCTTGGTAGAGCACAAAGTCGTAGGCTTCGTAGGTCGCAACTGCGTCCCACGCTCCTTTGTAAACAGGACGCACGCGCCCTAAGTTAATAGTCGTCATACTGTTGCTTCCAATTCGCCGTTAGAGTTAATCGTGAAATTCGTTGCAGGCTGTACGCCCACGTAATCCATCTTCAAGTACGAGTCCTCAATGCGGAACTGCCCGAAGGCGGCCGCCCACGGACTACTTCCCATCGGGCCCTGAGGCCCTGTACTTCCGGCAGGCCCCGGACTGCCTTGCTCGCCCGGTTCGCCCTTATCGCCTTTAGCCCCCTTGATGTTTACGGGGGTGGGATTGGGCAGACCGCGATCGTTTGTCCACGAGAGCACACCTTCAGTGGAGACCGCAGGCGTAAACGTCGCACCTGCACTGCCCTGCAAACCCGGCGCCCCTTGACTGCCCTTCGCGCCGTCATTGCCCTGCAAACCGCGAGGGCCTTTCAACGATCCCTGTTGTGCGCCGACAGTGACAATTCCTCCGGAAACGTCAACAATGGGAAAGACAGCTCCATTATCAAGCGAAACCACGGTATCCCCTACCTTCACACCCCTAGAGGGAATGAGATTGCTGGCGGCCGTTGTTTCATTTGCCGTGATCGACACGATGGAACGATAGGAAAAGGCTACTAACCGAGCCGCTTCCTCGGCACGCGCGGCCGCCTTCTCTGCCTGCAACCGGTTACTCAGGATAGAAACAGAGAGCGCATTGATCTGGGCCTCCAAGTCCTTAACCGCAATAGACGCTTGAAGCGCCAGGCTGCTGGACGCCTCTGCCGCTTCCGCCGAGTCTTCTGCTGCCGCCAGGTTTTTCTCGAAGTCGCTATATATGTCCAGCAGCTCATTAGCCGCAGCCAGCGCTTGGTCGGCGTACTGTTTTGCTTTGTCCGCGTCATTCGCAAACATCGCTTGAATTTGCGCAATCAGAGTGGCCGACAGCTGAGATATGTCTTCCAGCTCTTTTAGCGTCCCGTCGTCGAGCTGAATCATCCCCAGGCGCTGGCGAATTTGCTGTATAGAGAGTGAAACTCTGTCCAATTCAGAATCGAGTTTGCCTCCTGCAAAAGTGCCGTCCTGGTCAGCAGAAAACTTATAGAGCCGCTTGTATTCGGTCGGCTGGCCAGTCTGAGGTTGTGTCGTCGTCATGACGGCCTCCGTTATTCAGCAGCCACTTCACCGACTTCGGCAGCGGTAGCCTTGGTCTTTGCGCGACTCGATTTAGGCTTTGCGACTGCTTCTACGCAATTGTCTTCGATGTCGCGCGACAGGCCTGTCATTGTCTTCCCGTACATGTCCATCAGGAACTGCGTCCCGTAATTAACTTGCAAGCGGAAACGCTCTTCGGCAATGCTCTGGATGTCCAGGACACGTCCGGTGTTGTCGTTAACAACCATCACATTTTCTTCACCGTGCATTTGCTGCAAGAGCGGAATTTCCCACGGCGTAACGAACTTGGACACGACAGTGGATTGATTCGTCTTAATCTCGACTTGTACGAGTTGAGTAATCATCAATTTCTCCTTAAGAAAGGGCGGAGCCATTGCCCGCCCACTGATTTTTAAAATGGTTGACGGTTAACCCCCGCCTCCCTGGCCTCCCTGTCCTGTCTACGTAGTCGTCAACCCGAGCACTGCATGAGCGTTCATACGGTTGCAGGTGAGCAGACCGCGCCAGATGATCATCTCGTAGAGTGCTAAAACGTTGTGAGGACGCTGAGGCTGTACGGTGTCAATACCGTTGTCCTTGTAAGTCAGGTGGTTGCTGTTGATGAAATAACAGCGTTTAGACCACGGAGTAGAGGCAGTGGTTTCGATCGTGTCCAGAGTATCAAACGTCGGGTTGTAGATGATCTCGACCCCTTTGTAGTACAGCCCCGTGTGCGTTCCGGTGCCTGTCGCGATGTCGATTTTTTTCGCAGTGCCTGCCTCTGTGTTCTGAGACAGAGTAATCGCGTCAGAGTATGCGTCGATAAAATCCGCTCCGGCCATGATGAAGTCGGGCGTGCCGCCGTTGCGAATACAAGCGCGCCAAGCTTTCTGCATCTTCGTTTTCATTGTGGCTGCCGTGAGCGTAGTATCGGCGTAGTTTCGCCAGTACGTCGCAGTCGCACGGTTAATGCCGCCCACGGTTCCGGTGGTCGGAGACAGAGAAATAATACCGTCTAAGCCCGTGACTGCGTTCGTTGTTGCCGTGCCGTCACGATGAAGCGCCAGATCTAGCGACTTATCAAAGCCTTCCTTGAGGGCATAGATGTTGTCAGCAAGAAAGTTGCTGATAATTGCTTTTTCGTTTGCTGTCGTGCGAAATTCGCCTCGGCGTCCCTCATGAACATCGATACCTGCTGCCACCAACTTGTCGTGGGCCACTTTAAATGCATCGGTCGCACGCGCCCAGACCCAGGAGTTCTGTACCGTCGGGTCTCGGTCGTTAAATGTGATTGCTGTTTCGCCATAGCCGAAAGTGAAGTTCGAGCCATAGTCTTTAATGATGTTCTCGGATTCAGCCGGTCCGGGGAGCATCTGTTTCTTTTTGGATTTTAGAAATGAAAGAAACGGTCGGTTTTCTTTGATCTGATCCGTCGTTTTCTTTAGGTGATTCGTCAGTGCGTAATGCGCAATGATCGCTAAATCGGCTGTGGAAATTGCCATTTAAAGCTCCTTGAAATTGAAAAAATTTCTTTTCCTCATTCAGTGCCTCGAGCCTGGCAATACGTTTCAGTTTTTCGACGTTACCGGCGCGACTCGGTTACGAACTAGCGTCTACAAACTAATGCTCTGCGGAGCGCGACTTCCGCTACTAGCGCAAATTCCTGAATGCGTTGAATCTCGTTGCGACGGGGTGCGCGACATCCCAATACGCGGCTAATAGGCAAACAGAATCAACGCATTCAATTGTCAAGGGTTTAGTCAACCGCACGGAAAATAAATCTCATCGATTACATCCCGTTGGCACTCATAAACTCCTCAATCGAACTAGAGAGCGGTTTCTTGGCGTCAAACGAAGCGGCTCCGCGATTCACTGACCGCTGAGAAATGGGACGAGCGCGATCATTGTTCTGAGAGCGGATCGATAAGTTGTTCCACATAATTTCAATCTGAGCGGCCCACTGCTCGGGAGGTACGGTACGCGTGAACTCTGCTATGCGTTGAGGAGTGAGATGAGCCTGAATCGCTTTGACCTTGCGACCAAAATCAACCTCTTGGCTGTGCGAAAAGAAGAACTGCTGCACCTGCTGCTGAGCTTGCTTGATGGCAGCTTGAGTGCGCTGCTGTTCCAACAGGGCCTGTTGCTGAGCCTGCATTGCTCGAGCCTGCTCCTGCTGTGCGACGCGGGCGCGGATGAGCTCGTAAGCCTGCTTGCGGTCCATACCCATTTGCTCAACGGATTGTTTGATGTCGGGATACTCGTCAAGGGGATCTTTCGCAGCAACATCTTCCCCCAATTCCGAGCAAAGGTTCGCACGAATTTTGTCAATCGCCTGAATGCCGAGTCTGATTTGATCTTTGTCCCCCGACGAAACCAGGCGGCCAATCTGTAGAACCGTATTCAAAGAGTCGCCGTCAAAGCCTGCATCCCTAAACGAAGTTACGACCTGCTCGAGATTTTGTTTTGCGGCCAGCCCTTCTCTTCGTTCGGCAAAAACCCGTTGGAGGCGTTCTTTACCTCTGTCGGTTTTCGCTGTATTGATGAGGTCGGCTTCTTCCTCTTCAGGCGTTTTCGGTTTTTCCTCGGCCGGCGCCTCCTCTGATTTTTCTTCTTCTTTCTGCTTAACCTCGTCTTGCGCTTCTCCAGTTTGTTCTTGTTCCAGCTCGCCTTCTTCTGTAGTCTGATGCGGGTTTGCTTCGATTGCATCAATCTTCTCAGAAATCGCATCACTCAGAGATTTCTCTTCACCTTGATTAGACTGAGTTTCTTGGGTGCTCTGCTCGGTCGTCTGATTGTCTGCCGGAGGTGTGTTTACTGCGTTCTGGTCCTGTTGGTTTTCAAGTTCGATTTTATCCATTGCATTCTCCTTTATGGATTAGTTACTGAATAGGTTGAGCAGCTTGCGCCTGCTGCTGAGCGAGTTGTGCCTGCATTTCCTGCACGTTCGGCATGAAGTCCTTAACGTCTAAACGATCGTCAAATCGGTTAAGCGTTTCGGCAAGCATGTTTTCAATCGGCTTGTAGTCCGAGCCTTGTAAGACGGCCTGCACCACGAGCTGATAGAGCTGAATGAGCGTCGGCAGAATACGGCCCCAGTTCTCCTGCTCTTGCAGTCGGTTTGGTTTGCCTGTGGATCCGGCACGAATCTTCACGGCGATCTGCTCAAAGATGTCATCACGAGAAAGTTCAGGCCAGTCATAAGTCTTTTGCATGACAGGCATACCTGCGGAATCGATTGTCGGCTGCCCGTCGGCGTTTAAAAGAGGCTGAGCCGGTCCCATGATTCTCTCGACTGCGGGCTCAGAGAGTTCGAGAAGCAGAAGCTGACCCGCGTACTGACACATTTCTGACAAAAACTCTTCGGTCCAGTCCTGAAACATTGAAATCCTCGCGGACAAAGAGTTGTCCATGATTTGCGCTTCGGTTGCGGTTTTGGCCTTATTAATCGAGGAGCGTGCCGCGTCCTGCAATCCGACGCACTGCTCGATGTCCATGCGAATTGCAGAGGTGTCATACAGCGCTCCGTCAATCGGCGGATACTGTTTAGGAATAAAGGCCTTCTGCACTTCGGACGAGTCAAGCCCCTTCAGAATTGTGACGTTTCCAACACTTGCCGACTGGAACGACTCAATATCCTTGGACTTTATATCGTTGCCCGCAATGTAACCGGGTTGAATGAATTTGCGGTGATCGTCCAGTTTGTTACGCAGCGCGTTGTGTTCATTCTGAAGCTTTTCCGCCAGGTCCACGAGCGAGGGCGCAACAAAACATCCGTCAACTTTGTTAAACGGCAACAGGAAGAACGGATAAAAGCGTCGTCCCTGAACGGGCGGCGGGAACGGATCGCGCAGCCAATAGTTGCAGCCGTCAGCCAGCGTATAAACCATTTGCGAGCGCTTATCCCAAATTTCCCAAACACAAATCAAGTCGGAGCCCTTGAGTTTGTCGTCCTCGCTGATTGACGCCTCCTCTTTTAACGCGTCACCGGTGGCATTAAACGTTGTCGCTTGCTGAATACGTTTTTTGTAGCGGCCCTCAACTTCATCACGCTCCATAAAAATGGCCTGCGCCATCCAATTCGCGGAGCGGTAGTCGTCAAAGTTCTGTACGGACGGATCAATGAGGAGCGCATCAGTCATCACTCTATCGATAACCAAACCCTCCGAGGCCACAACCTCTGCTTGAGCCTCAAGGCCTGCCATGGTCTCTCTGAGTTCTGCCAGTTTTGCCTCGGTCGCTGATTTGCTCTGGTCGTCCTCAATCTGCACCACCAAGCTTTCGAGGCGACGGATGTTATCCTGCGTGTCGTCCAAGCGGTTTTGAATCTCAGGGTCGCGGTGAATATCCTTTTGATAAAGAACCTTGATCACGCCATAAGAGCAAATCAAAGAGGCGCGCACGACTTCGGCGCCCCAGAGTTTTAGATTCGCGTCTTCGAGCTGGCGATTAAGAACCGTTTCCAACGTCTTGCAAAAGAGCGTGGACTTAAAGCCCTCCTGCCGAGGCGTGACTTCAATATCGGGATTTCTGCTGTAGATCGTTGGAAGCAGGGTGTTAATCATGCCCAGTATCAGGTTCGCACGGTGTTTTACGTACTCTGGTGAGTCCGGCTCCTGCTCAGTATCGTAGTTCTGAACTACTTTGCGATTGTGCCGGCAGCGCTTGAAAAAAGGCTCCCAGTGACGCTTTGCTGCTGAAATCCTTCGGCTCCACTCTTTAGCCAGCGGGTCTGGCTGCGGATTGTCTTCAATCTCATCGGCTGCGGGGACTTCTGCACCGCCTTCGATTTTATCTTCGTCCATAAATAAACTCCTCATCTGGTATTTGTCTCTTGCGTTGAACGCCATAGCGTAGGGCGTCATACGCATGGTCTTCTTCTGTCGTGTCTACATCCTCGGGATTTCGTTCATCCGGGTGAAGCGCCGGTATCGTTCGAATGCAGTTTTTGCACGTCGAGAAAAATTTGAGTCGGCCGTCGGCCAGTAGGCGAATAATTTCCTGCGCCCCGTTAATTCTTGAGCCTGGCCCTTTACTCGACGGTCTCCACTTTATTCCGGCGTCGGCGAATGCTTTGCCAATAGATCGGTCCGTACCGACGTTTGAAAAAATCGCAGAGTCGGCAATCGAGAAACGATACTCATAGCCGTTTCGCTCGTCTGCCGCCTCCCGCGCTTTCATCTTGAGCGCGACTTGATCAACAGTTTCCCGCGAGCCCTCGCCGTCCTTTTCGCCTTTGCCGTAAATTTCCCGGAACACAAAAATCACGCCGTCGGGATTCATTGCAAAGTACAGCACGCAGTAAGGGGCCGAGTATCCCCAGTCCATTGAGCGCCACATCTGCCAGCCCGGCGGAATAAAGAACGGCTCCACAACGTGCTTTGAAGCATCCCAAACTCCCTCCAGAAACGAGCCCACATGAATATTCCAGTCGCCATTTAGCCAAGCCTTGCGCCTGTTAGGATCTCGAATAGACAGGATCGACGAGAGATAAGCGGGGTCGTTCTCCAGCAGCACCTTGTTTTCCCAGATCGACGACGTAATTCGCGTTCGTTTGCGATAGCTCAGGTCAATGCGCGTTCCGTCCGGGCCTATGAGAAACGGCGTATCCGGTTCAATGATTTGGCACTGCGGCACCTCTCCGATTTTGAAATATTTCTTGACCGCTTCATGACCCTTGCCGAAAGGATTACAGGTTGAGCGCACACGCTTCGGCACACCCGGATAGGAGCTGCGGCACGTTGACTGGATCGACTGATAGAACGATAAATCAGGCCAGTTAGTCAACTCCTCAAAACCAAGCCACGGATATTCGTGCCCGTGGTAGTTCCAATAGTCCTCTTCTTTGGCTCCGTATCTAAACTTCAGCTCTTCGCCTGTCTCAAACGTCCATTTGTAATCGGATTCATTGAACTTTGCGCCCGGGAATATTTGCGGAAACCATCTCTTAGACTTCTTCACCACGTCATCCAGCTGAGGATAGGTTTGACGAAACAAAGCGCCGTTCCACGCCGGTCCGTATCCCTTACCCACTTCACGGGCAAAATCCATGAGCAAAGTGTCAGTTTTGCCGCCGCCCCGGGTGCCTTCAATCAACACCTCAAAAACAGGGCAAGTGAGGAACAGTGTTTGCGAGCCGGGAAACGGCTTCCAAACTATCTTCGGATCAGCCTGCATACTTCTTTTTGTTCTTCTCTTGTTCGGCAATGACTGCAGCGGCTGCGGCTCCCCAGTCGGACTCATCCATGTTTGCAGGCACAACCAGAACGCCGCCGGAAGGCACCAAGTCTTTTCCGTCCTTGCCCGTAACTTCATTGGGAATGCACTTGCTCAGCAGAGTGACAAAAGCCCGCGGTTCTATCTGCGCGATAGATTTGAGATACTCCACGCCGCCTAGTTCGTTGAGAGCCTTAAGCACCATTTCTTTCACGGCCATTGTCATTTTGTTTGGCACGCCTTTCGGCCGACCTTTCGGATTATTCGTGCGGCCCTTCTGCTTGCTCACGGCCTGTACTTCCGAATTGTTTTCAGAAATTTCTACGGGTTTATTCTGGGCCGACTCCTTTTTTTGAGTGATGCAATCATTTGTTTTTGGGATGGTAATCACAACCTTGATTTGTCCGTGCGGGCGTACCGGATCTCCGATAAGCGGCTTTTCAATGTGAAAAAGGTTGTCATCAATTCCAAGCGCCTGCGCGATACCGTCACGTCCTGCTTTGAAGCTTGCGATCATGTTGTCATCATCGCGCTTTCGACGATCTGGCGGATAGAACGTGAGCGAAAGAGAGAGTTTTTCGCAGTTCGTAAAATCAAGCGTTCCTTTCCCTTCCAGCGCCTGCTTGGTTAGAAAGTAGGCCTGCTGTTTGTACTTTTTAAACTCACGCGCGCACTCAAAGTTGTTGAGCGTCTTAGAGCGATTTGGATTGAGCTTAGACGGCGTATAGGGCAGAACGATTTCGAGCATAGTTAGTGTTCTCCTTGGTGATTTAATTGAGGCTAATGCAGTAGCAACCGACTGAAGAGAAAAACTTTTATCGCTGATTAGCCCGATGCTTTTTCAGATGTTTCGGCAGAATGACCGCCTGCTCGTTAGCTCGAAAATGATTTTGCAACCCAGGGTAATAGCGAACGACACAGCGCTCGATTGCCTTTTCGCTTAACCCCACATGAGCAACTACTGTTGCGAGCATCCCTTTCGGAGTTTCGACCGTAGACCCTATCGGAAACTCAGATATATCGACGTCCCTTTTTTTGAAATTGAAGTCTTTCATTTTTTCTTCCCCTTTGGATTGTTTGGAATTTGATAGGTTCGTTTCTTTCTAAATCGCTCTCTGAGCGATTATCTGAGCGTGGACGCGGTATCTATCGAATTGAGAGAAAAACGTTCTCCTGCGTTGAATTTGCTCGTCTCCTGTCTGCTCGAACACTGAGCACCGAGCAAATGAAATCGGGTAGCACTCGATACCGGCGCCTTTGTTCGGGTGGTGGCAGTAGATGTTCATGTCCCCAAAGGACTGTTTTGGAGGCAGATGCTTCTTTCCATCTGACCCTACCCAGTAAGCCTGAGCATGAATGCAATACATGCAGCACCCGCTCATGACTTTCTCCTGATTGAGCAGATGGCCGCTCCGATCTCTACGCCGATTAGGAATGGCAAGCTGTAGTCAATGTTTGAGCCTTGCCAGGCAAACCAAAAAATGTCTTGAAAGTAGAGGATCCCGCCAATCATGCAAAGAGCCTTGGCAAAGTAAGCGAAGTCAAACCTCATGATCTTTCTCCTGTCTGAGTTGGAAAGCAGCTCTCACGAGTAGCCCGAATATGAGAAGGTTGATAAACACAATCGGTGCCAGCACGATCATCAGCAGTGTCCAGGCTGAATCAGACATAACCACCTCAATCGAAAAGATCGGCAGTTGCGGGTTTTCTCATTGACGATCCGGCAAAAAGCATGGGCACGCATTTAGAACGCACCCTGTCGTACAAACGATCTCCGAGAAGTTCCTCAAGTGCTTTGGGTCCGAGATTGCTGAGAAGGATCGTTGGCTTGTTTGAAGTCACACGGTTGTCCAGGATCGAAAAGAGAATCCTCTTTTCCGATTCGGAGCCCTTTTGAACGCCGACTTCATCAATCACCAAAAGCTGAATCGAAGAAAAGAACTTCAGCGTTTCCTCTTCATTCGTTGTTGATCCGGCCTGGTAGGTGCTGCGGACAGACGAGAAGATTTCGCTTGCTTTGTAATACCTTGGATAAGAGAATGCGTACTCCTTGAGAAGCTCAATCATGATTGCGCATGCAAGGTGTGTCTTCCCGGTCCCGCAACTTCCCAAAAACAGAAGTCCATATCCGCCTGCTTTTGCCTTCTCCCAGCCTTTAACAAAACGTCTTGCCAATTTGAATGCGGCCTTTTGGCTGTCGGTCTCTTGAATGAAGGTTGAGAAGTCCTTGGTCTGATACTCAAGCGGCATACGGGTTTCTACAATTCTCTGCTTGCAGTTTCTCTCGGCTTCCTCTTTCCTTGCCTTCTCTTCCTCAATAGCCTTTTGAGCTTGCTTGAGTTTGAAACATTCAGGACATTCGCTTATTTCCTTGATCTGTCCGCTTAACCAGACTTGATTTGCAAGGTATTCCCCGTGCAATGGGCACATTGTTTTAACTTGCCGTATTTCCAATTTTCCGAGGATGGTATTAACGGCTTTGAGATTTTTGGTTTCGGTGTTGTTCATAGTATTAAGTTCCCGTCTTTATCAAATTTGCACTGCTCTCGGTAGTACTCTTCTGTGAATCCGCCAGGCGGTTCGTAGGCGAAGGGTTTGGAGGTTTGATTGGGCGGCTTCTGCTGCTGCCACTTGGATTCGTTGAGACACCACGTTGTGAATGCGGCTTTGTAATCTGCGTACTGTTTGCCGTTTGCTTTGCAGTAAGCGACCATCTTTGAAAACAACTTCTGTGGGTCTTGAATGTTGTGCCTCTGAGCGACATTCAAAAACTCTTCCGGAATTACGTCATCATCGTTGTAAGGGCATGGGACCTTTGTCTTTTTCTGACGCTTTTTCTTTTCAGCCGTTTCCGTTTTGGAAATAGTTGTCTTCTCTGGAGACGTTAAAGAAAAGTTTGGTGCGCTCCCTATAGAGTTATTTACTGATTCTTTTACTGATTCATTTACTGATTCGTGTCCCAAATTTGGGCCTACCACACGTCCCATATTTGGGCCTACGGAAAGTCCGTTTTTGGGACTAGTCCCGTTTTTGGTACTACCAATTTTGGTACTACCGTTTTTGGGACATGTGCCGTTTTTGGTATCACGAGAATCAGAATCAATATTTAGGACGTAATTGTTAGAAGAATTGAGAACAATTCGTTCTCTTCTGACGAACCCTTTTTCTTCAAGGTAAGCAATGGCCTTGTAAACAGTTTTTCTGTTTAACTCTGTCTCTCTGGAAATGGTGTCAATACTAGGATTGCATTGTCCAGTCTCAGAATTACAGCAATCTGCGAGACAACGTAAGACAGATTTGGCAGCCGCATTGCCGACAACCAAACGTCTTACCTTGTCAGCGTCTTGATAGCTCATTGCTTAGAGTCCCTGATTACAAACCATGAAATGTCTGGCCTTAAGTCCTCACACCTAACCTGACGATTAGTGGCGCACTCAATCAAAAGGCATTTGTCAGCAGGAACACGCTGAATACCTTTTTTCCACTGTGTGATGAGGACAGGAGGAACATTGATCTTCCGAGCAAGAGCGGCGCTTGAGCCTCTTCCTTCTTTATTCAAAAAATCCTTAAGTTTCATATTTGTGTTTCACTTATATTTTGAAATAAGTGTAACACTTATATATTCAGATTAGCAATTTAATATTTCACTAATACGGAGATTTCGTTATGAGAAGTGTTAATGACGTTAGAAAAGAGAATTTGATCGTCCTGCGAGAACGCTTTAAAACTTTGGCGAATTTGAATCTAGCTATTGGCAAAAAGAAAACTGACTCAACGCTTAGTCAGATAATCAACGGCGCAAAAGACACAAGAAGCGGAAACGTTAAAAATCTTGGCGATCGGTTGGCTCGAGAGATGGAAACCAAATTATCTCTTGGTTACGGTTGGATGGATGCTGACCACGGTAATGAGGCGTTTCCTGAAGAAGATGATTTGATCTATCTGCGACGTCTGAATGTTTCTGCTTGCTGCGGTGCTTCAGGAGTACAAAATTATGAGGATGAGGCCTATGTAGATCTCATGAGCGTCTCACGTGTTTGGTTCAAAGAAAACATCAGTCAGATTCGTGAGAATGGATATGAAATCATCACGGCCGCTGGGGATTCAATGGAGCCCACACTAAAGAACGGCGACCTGGTTGTGATTGATAGGTTTGACACTGAGATCACAAAGCGTGACGGCGTTTTCTGCGTGCTGATTGATAATGATCTTTATTTGAAACGGGTGCAACGAGTACCAGGCAGTCTCCGTTTTATTTCTGACAATCGCCTGTATGACCCGTTTGAAATTCGGCTTGCTGAGGTTGAAAGCAGAGTAATCGTGTTTGGCCGTATGGTCAATTCTTTGAATCTAAAACGATATGACTGATTCTGCCCTTATCAAACTCAGTCGACAGGACGGACGCACCAGAAATTGAGCAACGAACCACGATATAGGTCTCCTTTTATCGGAGACCTAACCCGTGGCACCT